GATGTCAGCTTATTCAAACCACCTGACGGGCACGATCACTCGCCATGCCGTGCCCCTCGACGAAAACCGGCTCGTCGACTGGATCGTGGATGCCAAGCCACATGACTGCATCGCCTATTACAGAGGCCATCTCGCGCTTGATCGTTGCGAGAGCACTGGCGTGCTGAGGTCTGTCGATCGCCGGCGTCTGGCGACTGTCGCCAACCGCGTGATGGTGGCGTCGGAACAGGGCCTGGTGTTCCCGGTGCAGAAGCGCATCGGGCCGCACGACTATCTCTACCTTGCGGTTCGGGCTCTGGGCCGGCTTGGCATGGCCTCGATGCGATCGCCGCGCATCGCCCCGCTCAAGATGGCAGCGTGAGGTCCGCACCATGAACGCTCCGATCATTCTGACCGAGCATATCCGCGACATGGACGTTGCCGACCTCGCTCTCGTCTCCGCGCCAGAGCTTGCATGTCTGCTCGATGACCTTGCCATGCAGAAGGCGGCGCTGCGACGGATCGAGGACAAGCTCGATGCGGCGCTCGACCGGCGCTATGGCACCCGCGCGGCGCAACGTCGTGCCGAGGCCGGGAAGGACGCCGGCACCGTTCGGTTTGAGGACAACGGCTTTGTCGTCATTGCCGATCTGCCCAAGCGGGTGAGCTGGGATCAGGACAAGCTCCGGCACGCTTCGGAAATCATCCGCACCGGCTGGGGCGATGATCCTTCGGATTACGTCAAGACCAAGCTCGAGGTCTCGGAGGCAGCCTTCGCCAACTGGCCGCGCCCCTTGCGCGAGCTGTTCATGCCGGCGCGCACAGTGAAGACCGGCAAGCCGAGCTATTCCATTCAGCCGCTGGGTGGCGAACGATGACCGGTCCTTTCGCATCGACAATGGCCAGGTCCACGCTCCCCATCATCTCCGCTGACCAGCGTATGGCGGAAAACCGAGGCATCAAGGCCGCCATCTTCGGCGGCAGCGGGCAAGGCAAGACCAGTCTGTTGTGGACGCTGGATGCCTCAACGACGCTGTTCTACGACCTGGAGGCCGGCGACCTCGCTGTCGAGGGCTGGAGTGGCGACACCATCCGGCCGCGCACGTGGGTCGAATGTCGTGATTTCGCGGTGTTCATCGGCGGCCCCAATCCCGCGCTGCGTGACGAGCAGGCATACAGCCAGGCGCACTACGAGGCTGTTTGCACCCGCTTTGGCGACCCCGCTGTTCTCGACCGTTATGACACCGTGTTCGTCGACAGCATCACGGTCGCGGGGCGGCTCTGCTTCCAGTGGTGCAAGGGCCAGCCCGAGGCGCTGTCGGAAAAAACCGGCAAACCCGACCTCCGCGGCGCCTATGGCCTGCACGGTCGCGAGATGATCGCCTGGCTGACCCACCTGCAGCACACGCGCTTCAAGAACGTGATCTTTGTCGGGATCCTCGATGAAAAGCTTGATGACTTCAATCGCAAGCTTTTCGTGCCGCAGATCGACGGCTCGAAGACCGGCCTCGAACTGCCGGGCATCGTCGATGAAGTCCTGACGCTTGCGGCCATCAAGCAGGAAGACGGCAAGCTTCGACGCGCTTTCATCTGTCACACGCTCAATCCGTGGGGCTATCCGGCCAAGGATCGCAGCGGGCGGCTCGACATGATCGAAGAGCCGCATCTTGGCCGCCTGTTCGAGAAGATCCGCGGACCAGTCAAGCCCGCAACCGAGAGGCTGGAGTTCGGCCGGCCGGCCGCTCCCACCATCCCCACTCCATCCACCCCCGCATGATCGAGAGGCACGCCATGACCGCTTCGTGGAACGACTTTAACGACGCCCAGCAAAATCCCAACCTGATTCCAAAGGGAACGCTCGCCAAGGTGCGGCTGACCATCCGCCCCGGCGGCTTCGACGATCCATCGCAGGGATGGACCGGTGGCTACGCCACCCGCGGCTCCGGCGGCGCGGTGTATCTCAACGGCGAGTTCACGGTGCTGGAGGGCCCCTACGCCCGACGCAAGGTGTTCGCGTTGATCGGACTCTACAGCCCAAAGGGACCGGATTGGGGCAACATGGGACGTGGCCTCATCCGTGGCATGCTCAATTCGGCTCGTGGCATTTCCAACAAGGACAACTCGCCACAGGCGCAAGCGGCACGGCGCATTGCGGGGTTCGCCGATCTCGACGGGATCGAGTTCGTCGCCCGGATCGACGTCGGAACCGATACCAACGGGGACGAGAAGAACGACATCCGCACGGCTGTGACGCCCGATCACCGCGAATATGCAGCCTTGATGGGAGTACCGGCGGCCCCTTCCCCTGCCCCGCAGCCTCACGCACAGGCTCCTGCAGCAGCTCCGCGCGCTGCCAGCCCGCGGCCGTCCTGGGCGCAGTGAGGAGCAGGCCAGCATGCTGCTTCGTCCGCGCCAGAAACGCTTCGTGGAGCGCAGCCTCGCTGCGCTGCACGAGCACGGCAATACACTCGCCGTCGCACCCACCGGCGCCGGCAAGACCATCATGCTGTCCGCGGTTGCCGGCGAAATGGTCGGCGGCACCGGGGCGAAGGCCTGCGTTCTCGCGCACCGCGATGAACTCACCGAGCAGAACCGCACGAAGTTCAGCCGGGTGAACCCCGGCATCACAACCTCCGTCGTCGATGCCGCGAACAAGAGCTGGCAGGGCCAAGTCACCTTCGCGATGGTGCCGACGCTGGCGCGCGTGGCAAATCTCGACAACATGCCAGCGCTCGATGTTCTGGTAATCGACGAGGCGCATCACGCGGCGGCCGACAGCTACCGGCGCATCATCGATCAGGCGAGGGACAGGAACTCCGACTGCCGGATCTACGGCGTCACGGCGACGCCCAACCGCGGGGACCGCAAGGGATTGCGGCCCGTCTTCTCCAATGTTGCCGACCAGATCCGGATCGGCGAACTGATCGCCTCTGGTCATCTCGTGCCGCCACGCACCTTCGTGATCGATGTCGGGGTGCAGGAGGAACTCGCCAATGTGCGGCGGACGGCCGCCGACTTCGACATGGGCGAGGTCGACCGTGTCATGAACCGCGCACCGATCAACGAGGCCGTGGTCGAGCACTGGCGCGAGAAGGCGACCGACCGCCAGACGGTCGTGTTTTGCTCGACCATCGATCACGCGAGCAACGTCTGCAGCGCTTTCAATCAGGCCGGCGTTCCGGCGGTGATGGTCACGGGCGAGATGAGCGAGGCCGAGCGCCGCACAACTCTTGCCGAATACGCCTCCGGCAAGGCACGGGTGATTGCCAATGTAGCGGTGCTGACCGAGGGCTGGGACCATCCGCCGACGAGTTGTATCGTGCTGCTTCGCCCCAGTTCCTACAAGTCGACCATGATCCAGATGGTCGGCAGGGGTTTACGCCCGGTGAACCCGCAGGAGCATTTCGGCGTCATCAAGTCCGACTGCATCGTGCTCGATTTCGGCACCTCGACGCTGTTGCACGGCACGCTGGAACAGGACATCGATCTCGACGGGCCCGAGGCGAACGGCGTCGCACCCACCAAAACCTGCCCGGAATGCGAGGCCGAAATCCCGCTTGCCGCAACGGAATGCCCGCTCTGCGGATATGTGTGGGAGCGGAAGACGGGCGAGGCTCCGCCGCCGCTCGGCGATTTCATCATGAGCGAGATTGACCTCCTGAAGCGGTCGAGTTTTCGCTGGTGCGATCTGTTCGGCGACGATGCAGCGCTGGTCGCCAACGGCTTCAACGCCTGGGGCGGCGTCTTCTTCCTCAACGGCCGCTGGTACGGCGTGGGCGGCGTGCAGCGGCAGAAGCCGCGCCTCCTGGGTGTCGGTGAGCGCGCCGTCTGCCTTGCAGCCGCCGACGACTGGCTCAACGAGAGCGAGACCGACGAGAGCGCCCACAAAAGCCGTGGGTGGCTCAAGCTGCCACCGACCGAGAAGCAGCTGTCATTGCTGCCGCCCGCCTACCGGCAGGACTATGGGCTCACGCGCTACCAGGCCTCGGCCCTCATCACCTTCTCTTTCAATCGAGCTGCCATTCGCGGGCTGGTCTTCGGCGCCGAGCAGGAAAGCCTGGCGAGGGCAGCATGACGAGACCGAGCGATGAACTCTTCTGTCTCCCAGACAGTATCGCAGCGGCGCCGGCTCTGGCATCCGCGCTACGAGCTCTGCGCCGTCTGCCGCCACCCGGCGCGCGGCTTCGGATGGTCCGATCCGTGGCGAACGAGCCGGCCGCGGCCGCGCGCCTGGTTCTGCTCGCTTCCCTGCCAGACCTTCTGGACCGAACGGCAGAGGTCATCGGCCATGATTGATCTCACCGAAGATGAGCACATGGCGATCCTCGCCGCCCTGAAGCCGGTGGCCGAGGTCATGCAGGAGATCGGCTGGGAGACGCGGCTCACAGACCTTACCGAGAGCCAGGTGCTGACGCTGATCGAGGTCGCCGTCAGTGGCTTCCAGGATGCCATGCGTGACATCGCCGCCACCGCGCCGGAGGTGCCATTCTGATGCTCGATTACAATTCCCGTCCGAAGTTCGCTGAGCTGGTGAACGAAACAATCGACAACGCGCTTGTCGCCGAACGCGCGGGAATAGCGCCGCGCGAATATCTCGGCGGCTCGCGTCTTGGCCATGCATGCGAGCGAGCGCTTCAATTCGAGTTCGCTGGCGCTCCCAAGGACGAAGGCACTGACTTTAACGGTCAGACCCTGCGCATCTTTGGCATCGGCCATGCGCTCGAAGATGTCGCCATTCGATGGCTGCGCAGCGCCGGTTTCGCACTCTACACACGCCGTGGCGACGGCGAGCAGTTCGGGTTCAGTGTCGCTGGCGGACGCATCCGCGGCCATGTCGATGGCATCCTCGCCGATGGTCCCGAGCTACCGGGCCTCGCCTTTCCGGCGCTGTGGGAATGCAAGACCATGAACGCGCGCAACTGGCGAGAAACCGTCAGCAAGGGCGTCGCCATCGCGAAGCCGGTCTATGCCGCCCAGGTCGCACTCTATCAAGCCTACATGGACGCGGCCGTGCCGGGCATCTGCGCCAATCCGGCGCTATTCACCGCCATCAACAAGGACACGGCAGAGCTCCACCACGAGCTTCTCCCCTTCGACGCCGCGCTCGCCCAGCGCATGAGCGACCGCGCCGTGCGCATCCTGCAGGCGACTGAGGCCGGCGACCTCCTGCCGCGGATCGCCCGCGAGCGCGACTTCCACGAATGCCGGCTCTGCCCCTGGTCGCAGCGCTGCTGGGAGCTCCCGGCGTGACCGACGACAACCTTATTCATTTCAACCCCTGGCGAGATTTCAACGACGCCCCGATCATGACTGATCCGTTCGGTGTCGAGCCCGACCGCGAACAGGTCGCCGCCTTCCTCGATGTCGTGTTCAGCTATTGCGAGGGCCTGATCCCGGTTCGCGGCTTCGTCGACAAGGGGCAAGGTTTCGACGGCCGGCCACACAACATCTGGATCGAGGCGAACACCAACGCCGTCAGCAAGCTCTGCACCTTCGCCGCATGGGCCTGGCGCGAGGGTGCGGCCGTCTATGTCATTCCGGGCGTCGTAGCGCAGAACGGTCAGGCCAAAGCCGCCGACGTGGCGCAGATGCAGGCCATCGTCGTCGATCTCGATGCTGGCGACATCGCGGGCAAATACCGGCACCTTGTCGATTACCTCGGTCAACCCACCCTGACCGTCGAAAGCGGCGGCCGCACGCCGGAGGGCATCGACAAGCTGCATGTCTGGTGGAAGCTGACCGAACCTGCGGTCGGCGAGGACCTTGCGAAACTATGCCGTTTGCGCGGCGACATCGCCGTCAAGATCGGCGGCGATACGCATTTCCGCTCGGCGCACCAGCCTATCCGTGTTGCCGGCTCCGTCTACCACAAAGGAGGTTTTCAGCGGGTCGTGGCGATCCGCGAGCACAATGCACGCCTCGAAGTCGACCTGCGCGAGTTTGCCGACCGGGTCGAAGCGATGCCGCCCTTCGCGTTCGGCGGCGCCGAGCCTGTGGCTGCCCTTCAAAAGCCGTCGATCGGCCGGGTTCTGACGACGCCCGTTCATGAGGGGGGCCATGATGCGTGGACCCGGTTCGAGGGCGCCAGCGCCGCCATCGGTCATTACATCCGTCAGGTTCACGAGGGCCGCATCAGTCCCAACGACGGATGGGAGGCGATCTGTGAGTACAACGCCGCCATGCTGCGGCCTGCTTGGCCGCTCGATCGCCTCAAGCGGGAGGCCGATCGCCTCTGGGCCCGCCATGTCGAAAGAAACGGCCCACCACTCCTCCGGGCTGAGCCTACCGCAGCGGCGGAAGCGCCGCTGCCCGCCTTCACGCTCGGCGCGCTGCTCGACGACACGAGCCCGATGCCCGACGACATCATCGGCCCGCGCGTATTGACGCCGGGCGGGCTCCTCGTGCTTGGCGGCGCGCCCAAGGTCGGCAAAAGCGATTTCCTGATCAGCTGGCTTGTCCATATGGCAACCGGCGCGTCGTTCCTTGGCTTCACGCCGCCTCGGGCACTCAGGGTCTTCTACCTGCAGGCGGAGATCCAGTACCACTATCTGCGCGAGCGCATGCAGAGCATCCGCCTGGATGCGTCGATGATGGCCGCCGCGCGCGACACATTCGTCGTTACACCGAAGCTGAAGCTCCTGCTCGACGCCAACGGCGTTCCGCGCGTTGCGGATGCGATCCGTGCCGCCTTTCCCGATGCAGCCCCCGACGTCCTCTGCCTCGACCCGATCCGAAACCTGTTCGACGGCGGACCCGATGGCGGGGGCGAGAACGATAACAACGCGATGATGTTCTTCCTGAAGGATCGTGTCGAGGTGCTGAGAGACATGGTCAACGCGGATGCTGGCGTGATCCTCGTCCATCACACTCGTAAGGCGGGCAAACAACAGGTCAAGGACGATCCGTTCCTCGCGCTCTCGGGCGCAAGCGCGCTCCGCGGCTTCTACACCTCAGGGCTACTGATGCACCGGCCAGATGAGGCGAGTACCGCACGACGACTCGAAATCGAGTTGCGCAACGGACCCGCATTGCCCGCCAAGCTGATCGATAAGGTCAACGGCCGCTGGATTGAGCTGAACCCGATGAACGAACGGCTGGTGCGCAAGGAAGTCGGCGAACGTTACGATGCGGAACGGCTGCGCAAAGGCGACGTCATTCTCGGACTGATCTTCGAGGAGGCCGCGCAAGGCCGCCTCTACTCCACCATGCAGTTCGCTGAGGCGTTCGAGAACAAGGGCGGCCTCGGAAGCAAGCATACGATCCGGGAGCGTCTCAGCGTTCTCGCCACCAAAGGCTTCGTCAAGTTTCTCCGCGATGGCACGGCCTTTGGCTATCCCGTCATGCGCTCGCGATTCGGTTATCTCTGCATCGAAGGCATGCACTTCATGCCGGAGGACCGCGTCGATCCGCTGACCGGTGAGATCGTCCTTGGCGCGCAGTCAGTCCTGCCCAGTCATTACAAATGTCCGCAGTCGGGCGCCTGCCTCAACGTCGAAAACCCGCACGTCTGGGTTTACCCACAGGACGTCGACAATGACCTAACTCCTGAGGAGTTAGGCCGAACTCCTCACTCCTCCCGAACTCCTGATGCAATGAAATCAACGGGTTAGCTGAAATGAGGAGTTAGGCCCCTAACTCCTCCCTCACTCCTCCGTCATCTGAAAATCTCAAAGGAAATCAGCATGTTGATCAACGTCGAGGAGTTAGGTGCGAAACCCTCCCTACTACGTAGGGAGAGGCCACGCCCCAAAGGGTGCGTGGCCCTCACCCGAAAGATGACCTGGCAAACTCTACGGCCCCGTGGTCCGCCGTGATGACAGACCTCTGAACAGACGACGGCGGCCCGCGCAGCCAAGCACCAGACCGCCGTCGCCCTCCACCACGAACGATTCCCTGAACGGAGACCACTCATGGCTTCGACGACTCTGACTCTGCCTGCCGGCAATGCAATCCCACCAGCTGCAGAAATTCTGGATCGCGCACAAGCTTCGATCCTTGCCCTCGATCTCGGCACCATTACCGGATTCGCTCTGCGGACCAGTACCGGCATCATCAACAGCGGCACGGTATCGTTTCGCCCCAGCCGCTACGACGGTGGCGGGATCCGCTACCTGCGCTTCCGCAGCTGGCTCGATGGCATGGCCGCCGATGTGGGACCGTTGGGCGCTGTGCATTTCGAAGAGGTGCGCCGGCATGTCGGCACAGATGCGGCGCATGTGTTCGGCGGTCTGCTGGCGACGCTCTCGTCCTGGTGCGAACAGCGCGGCGTCGCCTACCAAGGCGTCCCCGTCGGCACCTTCAAGCGCTTCATCGCGGGCAAGGGCAACGCAGACAAGCAAGCCGTGGTAGCTGCCGTGCGCGCGCGTGGATTTACGCCCGCCGACGACAACGAGGCGGACGCCATCGCCATTCTGCTGTGGGCGATCGAGACCGAGGGAGGTGTGCGATGACACGAGCCCGCCTCCCCAACCGCCGTTTCGCCGCGACCTCAGACCTTGAGCATGCCGGCAGCCGCTTCACCGTCACCGTCGGGTTCTATCCCGACGGCCGACCGGGCGAAGTGTTCACCCATGGCACGCGAACCGGATCGACCATGGATGGGCTGTTGGCCGACGCCTGCGTCGTCGTCTCGCTGCTACTGCAGCATGGTGTCGAGCCGACTGATCTCGCCGCCAGCATGGGCCGGCTTGGCAACGCCGAGCCCGCATCCGTAATTGGCGCGGTGATCGATCTCGTCGCGCAGGCGATACCCATCCCGATGCAACAGGAGGTCTCGTGATGCGACGACCTCCTGAACGGCAAAGGCGATGCAATCGCACAGGAGCGTCACCGATGCTTCGGCACGCCGCCAAAGTTAAAGCCCAGCGCGACGCGGCCTACGGCAACCCCGCGGTCTCCATGGCGGCAGTCGCCGCACGCTGGTCACTCACGCTGGGGCACAGCGTCACGCCGGCGCAGGTCGTGCTCTGCATGCTCGATCTCAAGCTGGTGCGGCTCGCACATGATCCTTCGCACCGCGACAGCGCCACGGACGTCATCGGCTACGCCGCGCTGCTGCCAGAGGTGACGCGATGAGGTGGTCTCTTCCCGGATACGGCGGCGAGCGGCGGCCGCCCGAGAAGGTCAAGCAGGACGGCTGGCGTGAGCAGGGCCTGCTTGCGGTGTCGGTCGACGACCAACGGCTCAACTGGCCGGAGCGCGAGTTCGTTCGGCAACTCGGCGAGAAGCTGTACGGGACACGCGTCCTCAAAACTTCGAACGGTCTCACGAGGAATCAATGAACAGAAAACTCAAATCACGAGTGAAGCGCGGCTCCTCGCGTCCAGCAATTGCGCAGCAGAACCTCCGTGAAGTGATCGAGTTCGATCCCAACGGCATTGAGGTCACGCATCACCGGACCGTCGACACGCTCGGGCTCATGCTGCGCTCCGGCACCATCACACCCGCGATGCATGACGCAGCGCGTGACTTCCAGGCGGCGTTCACGATCGCCTGCTTCGATTCTATGCCACGATCCAATCTGATGCTCATGGCAAGACCAGCTCCGGGCAAATATCGCCCGGCTGACTTTACGGACACTCAGATTGCCGCACGCGAACGGGTGGCGAAAGCACTCGACGCCCTTGGCGGACACGGCTCACCGGCCGGCTCGTGTGTCTGGCACGTCGTCGGCATGCAGACGTCGATCCGCGAGTGGGCACTTCGACGGGGGTGGAGTGGACGACCGGTGCGGCAGGAAAGTGCGCAAGGAATTCTGCTCGCAGCCCTCGGTGTTCTGATGAAGCACTACGGCATTCGCGAGACAGACCCGCGGTGACGCGAAGAGAAAACGATGCTCGTCGCAATTCCTGAGTCGGATCAACCGCTTGCAGACAAAATGCACCGGACGCTCGATTTCGAATTGACGGGTGTCCGATGCAAGTCTAGCTATTTCACCACGGTCCACGAATGCGCCAACGAACCGACGGCGCGACGGGTCGAAACGCTCCACATCATCGCGATGAAATTGGTCATCAACGCCAGCGACCAAGTCCTGGCGCGATACGGCAATCAGCTCGCCGCTTTGGGCGACGGACAGGCGCGCACCGCCATGTCGCGGGCATTGAACCACGAGGGCGACAAGGGGCGAACCCAGGTCAAGCGCGCACTCGTCAAGCAGACCGGCATCAAATACGGCGCTGTTGACAAAGCAATAGCAACCATACGCTCGACACCGGCGACCTTGACTTACCAGCTCAAGGCGCGCGGACAGGAAACCAACATTGCCTGGTTCGGTGGCAAGCAGCGCGGTAAGGGCGTGTCGGCCGCGCCATGGAACAAGCGCCGCATCTTCCGGCACGCATTCGTTGTACCGCGCTTCGGTCGCGCTTTCATTCGCACGTCGAACAAACGCCTGCCGATCCGTTGGCTCTATGGCCCTAATCTTGGACGCGAGCTTGTGAAAGATTACAGCGCTGCCGCTTGGCACAGCGGCGTCGCTAGCATCATCGCACGCGTGGGCCACGAGATCGGACGCATGCTACCGCGTTGACGCAGGCTCGCGGCAATTCAACGGGTCCTTCCTTCGGGGGCCTCACAAGCGGTGGCGCCGCCGCCCGGAAAACGCGCGTTTTTCCAAATCGAAAAACCTCAGTTTGGTTTGGTTTCGCGGACGAATAGCCCAACGATATCAATGCACGACGCTCAAAAACCCTCAGCCGCTTGGCCGGCTGCAAAAATCGAATTCTGGCCCTTGGAGCGGCTGACCGTGAACCCGCGCAACGCGCGCGTTCACGGGCCCGAGCAGATCGAGCAGATCCGGGCGTCGCTCCGGGAATTCGGCTGGACCATGCCGGTTCTCGTGCGAGAAAACGGCATGCTGATCGCCGGCCACGGCCGGCTTGAGGCCGCCATGCTGGAGGGCATCGGCGAAGTGCCGACGATTGTCGCGCACGGTTGGAGCGAGACGCAGTGCCAGGCTTACGCAATCGCCGACAATAAATTAACGGAAACGAGTGAGTGGAATGACGAACTGCTCCGGCTTGAGCTCGGTGATCTGCGCGAGGCCGGTTTCGATCTGACGCTGACCGGCTTTGATCGGGATGAACTCGACAAGCTACTGCTGGTCGATGCCGACGGCGATGGCGATCTCGACGAGGCACCCGAGCCGCCAGAGGAGCCGATCAGCCGTCCCGGCGATCTGTGGATCTGTGGCGAGCATCGCGTGTTGTGTGGCGACGCCGCGGTCCTGTCCGATGCCGAGAAGGTCCTCGCAGGCGAACTCGCCGATATGACGTTCACTGATCCACCGTACAACGTGGACTACGCCAACACCCCAAAGGACAAGCTAGGCGGCAAGAATCGTCCGATCCTGAATGACAACCTTGGCGCGGACTTCGGCGCCCTTCTGTACGACGCCTGCGTCAATATCCTCGCGCTCACCAAGGGTGCCGTCTACATCTGCATGTCATCGTCTGAACTTGACCGGCTGCAGAAGGCGTTCCGAGAGGCCGGCGGAAAGTGGTCGACGTTTGTGATCTGGGCCAAGAACAGCTTCACGCTGGGTCGCTCTGACTATCAGCGCCAGTACGAACCAATTCTCTACGGCTGGAAGGATGGGACCGATCACTATTGGTGCGGCGCGCGCGACCAGGGCGACGTCTGGTTCTTCGACAAGCCGCACAAGAACGATTTGCATCCGACGATGAAGCCAGTGGCTCTGGTCGAGCGCGCGATCCGCAATTCGTCCAAGAGCCGCGACATCGTGCTCGATCCGTTCGGCGGCTCAGGCACGACGCTGATTGCGGCGGAGCGGGCTGGACGGC